TTAATTGAAGATGCTATAGTAATTTATCGTTTAGTAAGAGCACCAGAAAGACTTAAATTTGTTATTGATGTGGGTAATATGCCTCCAGCAAAAGCAGAAGCATATTTAAAACAATTAATGCAATCTTATTGGTCTAAGAAATCCTACGATCCACAAAATGGTGGAAGTGCAGGTAATATATATGATCCACAGTCTATGTTGGATTCTTATTGGTTTGCAAAAAGAACTGGTGAATCCGGTTCCGATGTTCAGGTTTTACAAGGTGGTCAAAATCTTGGAGAATTGAAAGACTTGATGTATTTCGTAACAAAGTTATATAATGCATTGGGTGTTCCTTCTACCAGATTAAATCCAGAAGATTCTTATAAGGATGGATCTGAAATTTTAAGAGAAGAATTAAGATTTGCAAAAATGATTTTAAGAATGCAATTTCAATTCTGTAAAGGTTTGAAAGATGCATTTATTACTCATTTAAAAATAAGAGGATGGTGGAATGAATATAAATTACACGAATCTTATTTTGATTTGGAATTTTGTCCTCCTAGTAGTTATTTTGCATTAAGACAAAATCAAAATTTAGAATTAAAGATTAAAAATTTTGAAAGCATGGCACAGCAAGAAAATATATCTAAAACATTTGCCATGCGCCATTACTTAGGATTGAATGATTCCAAAATAAGTGAAAACATGGAATGGTTGAGAAAGGATGCAGCATTGAAATGGGAACTCGACCAAATTGCTTCCACTGGTCCAAATTGGAGAGAACATTTAGAAGCTGCCGAGAATGTTGCTGCTCAAGGTGGAGCAGAAGCAGGAATGGGCGGTGGTGGAGGAGGAGGGGGCGGCGGTTCCTCTGCTATTCCAGAATTTGGTGGAGGTGGTGGCGGGGCAGCAGGAACACCAGAAGCAGGAGCCGAGGCGGGTGGAGAGGTTCCCGCAGGTCAAGGTTTAGAACCACAGCCAGCAGGTCAAGCAGAGGAAGAAGAAACTGAGCAACCTACCGCATAATAATATAAATATATTATATGTCAGTATTACCTAATTCATTTCACGGAAGCACAACCTTTAATTCCAAGATTAAAAGTTATGATCACTTGGCGCAAAGAGTAAGAAGAACATTAGGTGAGCCATTAGTTGAAATAGAAATTAGTAGTGAACAAATGTATGAATTAATAGATATTGCTATCGAATGGTTTACTAAATTTGCTGGTGTAACCGAAGAGTATTTAATTTTTAGATCAGATTTATATGAAAGAGGAGTTGGTTTACGAATCGATAAACTTTTTAGTATAACTCCAGATATGAACAATTCATCTGACCCAACATTACCAGATAATTCTGAAGGTTATGATTTTGATTTAGATGATTATAGAAAAGTTGTTGATATATTTTCAATAGAACAGGGAAATAGTAGTGGGGTTAATACTCTTTTTACTATTGAACATACTATTGCACAACAAGCATATTTCGGACATCTATTGGGTAATGTTGGATATGACTTGGTAACATGGCATGTATTAAAAGATTGGTTAGATACAAGAGAAAAGTTATTGGCATTAAAACCATATGTTCGTTTTAATCCAGATACTCAAATAATGAAACTTATACCAGAACCAAATACTGGTATATATTATGGTTTACTTGGTTGCAAAGTACAAAAACCAATTAAAGATTTGGTATCTCAGCTTTGGGTTTTTAGGTATACAACAGCTTTGGTGAAAATAGCAGTTGCACATACCAGAGGAAAATACAGCGGAACTAATTTATTTGGTGGTCAAACTGTAAATTCTACAGACTTAATGAGACAAGGCGAAAAAGAAAAAGATGAATTAGAAAAAGAATTAATGTCCAACTATGTTGATTCTGATCCTGTAAGATTTTTTGTTGGTTAATGAAAACATTGGGTAAAAAAAATAGAAATTATGTACAAGGTATTTTTACACCAAAAAATAAAAAAAAATACATAGGAAGTCTTCCCATAATATATAGAAGTTCACTGGAACTATCATCATTTAGATTTTTAGATAATAGTATCAATGTTATATCATGGGGTTCAGAATCTGTTGTAATACCTTATGTTTCTCCTGCTGATGGTCGTATGCACAGATATTTTGTTGATTTAGTAGCAGAAATAAAAATGAAAGATGCATCGATTAAAAAAGTTTTAATTGAAGTAAAACCAGAAAAGCAAACAAAACCACCGACAATAACCAGTAGAAAAAAGCAATCAACTATACTTTATGAAAAGTATAACTATGAAGTAAATTTAGCAAAATGGAAATATGCAAGAGAATGGTGTGAAAAAAGAGGATACTTATTTTTAATTTTTAACGAAAACCATTTAAAATGAACAGCTGTAGTATAAGTAATAATAATATAAATATGAGCAATGCCTATAATCTATTAGTAGAAACACCAAATTATGAGTTGAAATATTTGGTGGAAGAAAAAAATAGAAACTCTCCGTCTAATCTTTTTATACAAGGGCCGTTTTTGATGGCAGATAGACCAAATAGAAATAATAGAATTTATCCAAGAAACCAAATGGTAGAAGAGGTCAATAGATATACCTCCGAAATGATTGTTAATAGTAGATCTACAGGTGAATTAAATCATCCTACCTCACCTGAAGTTAATTTGGAAAGAGCCTGTCACATGGTTACAGAATTAAAACAAAATGGTGACATCTTTGAAGGTAAATCAAAAATTCTCTCTACTCCAATGGGACAAATCGTTCGTTCATTAATTATGGATGGTGTTAAATTAGGTGTATCATCCAGAGCATTGGGAAGAGTTGATAACAACAAACAAGGGGTTGGTGTTGTATCTGACTTTAGATTGGTTGCAATTGATGTTGTTGCTGATCCATCCGTTCCTACTGCATTTGTTAATGGTATCTTAGAATCCAAAAAATGGGTTCTTGCTGAGAGTGGTGAATTTGAACCTTTTTACGATACATTTGAAAAGGCTATTTCTAAATTACCAAACAAAGAAAGAGACGCATATTTAAAAGAACAATTTATTACATTTATTAATGCAATAAAAAAACTTTAATTGTGAATAAAAAAAGATAAATAATAATACATTATGGAATTGCGAAAAGACATCTCTAAGTTTATAACACAAATTTGCGAAAAGAATTATTCTTCGGCAAATTCAACACTTGAAACTTTAATTGAAAAAAAGTTAAAAGAAAAGGTTAAAAAAATGCACAAAGCATGTTGCGAAGAATGTGGCAAAAAGAAAAAGAAAAAGGTCGTTAAAGAAAATTTAGATGACAATGATTTCGGTGATTTCTCAGAACCTGAAGATACTGAAGATAGGATTCCAAATCTGTCAGAAGAACAACCAGAAGAAGAGGATTATATTATTAGTAGTTCTGGAACATTAGGAGGCAGAACAGAAGTCTCAATTTATGGCGGTAAACATTTAGCAACATTCGGTGATGAAGAAGATGCCGAAAATTTTTTGAGAAAACGTATGGATCAAGAAAGTTTCTATCCCCGTGTTTGGTTTAATGATGACCATGGTGGTTATACATTAAGAAAATTATAATAAATGTCATTCTTGAAAGGTAAATAATAATATACAGCTTATGAATAAATTCGCAGAAATCTTAAAACAAGTCGATGAAAGTGTCATCAACGAAGAAACCGCCAAAGCAATTACCGAAGCATTTGATAATGCAGTAGAAGAAAAGGTAAATGCTAGAGTTACTTTAGAATTAGAAAGCGCGTTATCCAAACAGGATGAAAATCACGCAAATAAACTTAAAACACTTTTAGAGGCAATTGATACAGATCATACTGGTAAATTACAACAAGTCGTAAATGCCCTTACTGAAAATCACACAGATAAATTAAAAAATGTAATTTCGTTTTACCGCAAGGCTATTAATGAAAAAGCAGAAAAATTTTCTGGAAAAATTGTTTCCGAGATTAGCAATTATTTAGATCTTTATCTTGATAAAAATGTTCCTAATCTTCAATTAGAAGAAGCTGTTCAAAATACATATGCACGTAAACAGCTTGATAAAATTAGAGAGTTAGTTGGGATTGATCCAGATTATATTAACGAAAGTGTTAAATCTGTTGTTTCCAAAGGAAAATCCAAAATTGACGATCTTAATGAAAAATTAAATGAAGCATATAAAGAAAATCATATGCTTGCTGAAAAGTTGAAATTAAATGAAACTGCCGTTCTTTTAGAAAAGAAAACTAAAGGATTGCCATCAGCTAAAAAAGAATACATTTTTAACTTATTGAACGACAAAGATTCTTCATACATTGAAGAAAACTTTAATTATGTCGTTGAGATGTTCGAACGCTCTGAAGAAGAGAAATCTTCTGATTTGGTTCAGGAAGCCAAGAAAAAGGCTTTGAGTGGTGATGTAAAGCCATATGCTCAAAGTGTTATAAAGGAATCCAAAACAGTTTCATCTGAAAATGATGAATTTAACCCAGTTTCGAACTATCTTAATGAACTTAGTAGGTTCTAAAAATTTCCAGTTGAAGAAAAGCATCTGTTTTTCTTGATTCTATATCCATAGAAAGGTAATAAAAAATAAATTATGAGAAATGTTAATCCAGCCACAGGCTACATCGATAGATCCCGTGCTCAACAATTAGTCGAAAAATGGTCACCCGTACTCAATTACACATCCGATAAGGTTGCTCCGATTGAAGACGAACATGCCCGTTTAACAACTGCGATCCTAATGGAAAACCAAGAAAGATGGTGCATCGAAGAAAATTCAGCTGGTGCTGGTGGTGCTTTTGGCACACCCGGTACTGCTCTTTACTCACCACCTGGAACGGTTACCGCTGGAGATCGTTATGCAACAGGCGACCAACGCTTACCAAAGGTTTTAATACCTATGGTTCGTCGTACATTCCCTGAGTTGATCACTAACGAAATCGTCGGCGTTCAGCCAATGAGTGGACCCGTAGGATTGGCCTTCGCTCTTCGTTACCGCTATGAGGCTGATAGCTTAGGTGCTAATGGACTTGATGGTTATGCTAGTGGTAAAACTACCACTGGTAGAGACTTTATCAATCGTTCATATGCTGATATCACATCTGGTCCAGATGCTGGTAAAGGCAAAGAACTTGGCTATCAATACTTAGACACCAGATTTACTGGTACTAGCGCAAACTTCACCTCCAATGCAGATTTCGAGGTTCTCGATTCTGATAAAGGTGTTGCCGCTATTCTCAGTCAATTTGAATTGACCGGAAATATTCCTCAAGTCACTGTCGAATTCAGCAAAACAGCTGTTGAGGCTGGCACACGCCGCCTTGCTGCTCGTTGGTCTGTTGAACTTGAACAAGACTTGAAGAACATGAACGGACTCGATATCGACGGTGAATTGACAAACGCAATGTCGTATGAAATTCAAGCCGAAATCGACCGCGAAATGGTCATGAGAATGGTTCAAGTTGCCCTCAATGCAGGTTCTCCGAATGGATACAGCTTCTGGTACGCCGCATCAGCTGACGCACGTTGGCTCGGTGAGCGTAATCGTGACTTCTACAGCAAAGTTATTGTCGAAGCCAACCGTATTGCTATCCGCAATCGTCGTGGTTCCGCTAACTTCATTATTGCAACTCCTCGCGTTTGTGCAATTCTTGAGATGTTACCAGAGTTTCAGTGGATGCCAGTAAACGGCAACGTCAACACCCAACCTTCAGGCATTGCCAAAGTTGGTTCACTTGGCGGACGTTTTACTGTCTACCGTGACACTCGTACAGATGCTCAGTATCTCGATGGTCAACGCTCAACCTCATTAGAATATGCCCTCTTAGGTTTCAAAGGTACAGAATATTATGACACTGGTATCGTCTATTGTCCTTATATTCCTGTCATGATCCAAAGAACAATCGGTCCTAACGACTTCTCTCCAAGAGTAGGTCTTATGACTCGTTATGGTGTAGTAGATCACATCTTCGGTGCGAATCTCTACTATCATATCATTATTGTTAAAGGTCTTGGCAATGCCTTCAAGCCCGACACAGGACGCATCTATCTCTAATAAGTTAGATACAGGTCAAAACTCAAAAAACCCCATTTCTTCGGAAATGGGGTTTTTTATTTTTAAAAATTAAAACAAAAAAATTATTGATTTATATCATTATAAAAATCAGTTATTGTTTTATTTAAATTACCATTTTTAGTATAAAAATAATCAAAAGTATTTTTAAATTCTTCGTTATTCTTTAATTCTTCTAGAAATTTATTTTTAGAATCAGGATCTAATTGTGACATTACCTGTTTGATATAAGAAATAAAACCAATATAATCTGTTGCATATTGATCTTTTATTTTTAAATCTATGCTTACAGGTAATCCTTCTTTTGTTGAAAATGCAGCAATTGGTGCTTCGTTTAATAATGATTTTACTAATTTATCAAATTTCATATAATATACTTATTCTTCTTTGATGTCTTCTAATGATACATCTATAACATCGTCGTTTTTATTTTGTTTTTTATCTCCCAAACCTTTTAATATCTCTTCTCTAGATGCTATTAATATGTTTGTTGTTTGTGGTATCTTGGATGCAATCATCTTATTGGCTTCCAATTCCATTCTCTTCATCTCTAAATTGCTCTTGCTTTTCTTGTTTTGTAAATTTATTTGATTTAATGTATCTAATGCCTTCGTGGTTGCGTTTATAAGCTGTGAGAGAGCAGATATCTCTTTTGGGTCAACTCCAGTCAATACGCTATCTCTAATCGTTTGTACGGCTCCTAAACTTGCACTAACAAGCTCTACAGACTTCTTATAAACAAATGAATTTACATTATCATCTGTTATATTATCATTATTTTCCGATGGAACTATTGAATTTGAAGGAACCGAATCACTTTTCAATTGTTCTATTATTGAATCTATTTCATTATTATCTTGCATTGAATTGTAATGTTGTATGGTAAATATACTTAGTATGAATACCGATATAATTACAAATTCCGAATACGAAATCAATAACAATATCAATCATTTAGTAATTTCTAATGATGATGAATCCATTGTATCCGATGAAATCTTGGGTGATGAGAATTCCAATATGCTTGAGGTTGTATCTAGAAATTTTAATGGAAAACAGCTAATTATTGATTGATTTTATATGAGAAATGCCTTAGCATATAGGCATGAACAAGTATAAAACTCTGTGGGTTGAGAAATATAGACCCTCCAAATTGTCTGATATTATTCTTAATGAGGATAATAGAAAGTTTTTTGATTTTTTGGATGAGAAAACACCTCATATATTTCTTTGGGGCAGTCCAGGTACTGGGAAAACCTCATTGGCCAAAATAATAGTAAGCGATATACTAAAATGTCAGTATCTTTATGTAAACGCATCCGATGAGAACGGTGTAGACACAATCAGAAACAAGGTAATCACATTTGCCCAAACAAAATCATTCGATGGTAACATAAAGGTTATTATCTTAGATGAAGCAGATGGATTG